GATGCTAATAGGAGTAGGACTTCTAGGCCAGCAGCAAATTTGCCAAATGGCGATGCTATGATCAAACAAAGTCAAGCTGATTGCGCTTCATCTAGAATTCAAGACATTGATGGATAAAAGGTATGAAGACCTTGTTCCAGAGATAGAAGAACTTTTAAGTAGGTATAGAACCAAGTGGCAACTTAATTCCATAGCTTGGTTGGATTATGATGATGTATCTCAAATAATCCGCACTCATATCTATAAAAAGTGGCATTTGTGGGATCAGAAGAGAGCATTTAAGCCTTGGGCTTCTATGTTGATTAGTAATCAGATAAAGAATCTGATAAGGAATCATTATGGGAACTTCGCCAAACCGTGTTTGCGGTGTTCTTTTTATTTAGGTGGAGATGAGTGTAGCTTTACTAAAAGCAAGGAGCAGGACGAAGAGTGTGGGGACTTCGCTAAATGGAAGAATAAAAAACAAAGCGCGTTTCATTTAAAGATGCCAGTCTCTTTAGATGCTTTAATATCGGTTAAAGATAGAATAAATGAAGATGAATTGGACTATGATAAGAAAACGTCCAAGATACATCTTTTGGTTATGGCTGAGTTAAACGACAAGCATAAAGAGATATATAAGCTTTTGTTTATAGACCACGTAGATGAAGCAGAGGTTGCTAAGAAGTTTGGGTTCAAGCGAGACACAAGTAAAAGAAAGACACCTAGATACAAACAAATAAACAACCTGAAGAAGAAGTTTTATAATATAGCAGCTAAGTTAGTAAAAGAGGAGGATATATAATGATATATGATTTAACAGAAAAGCAGAAAGAGGAAATTCTTAAGTTGTTTAAAACAAACCCCGATTTGATGTTTATTACCCGCAAAGTATTCAATGACGAGGATATTGATGGGAGATCGAAACAGGGCCGTGCAGTGAGGAAGTTCTTAGCTGGACAAGACAAAAAAGCAAATACATCACTTGCCCCGAAAGTAGAGCAGGTTCATCTAAATAGGGAACAAAAAGAGTTCTTGATGACTGACAATATTGAAGTTGGGATGAATGCACTAGAAATTGCCCGACTCACCTTCAAAGACCGTGACGTTCAACCCTTGAGCATGAAACACAGGGTTATTGTCGATTTCTTAAAAACTTATCGGCCAGAGATTGTAGACGATAACGAAATCGTTACAAAAGAGAAGTGGACTCCTCCCAAGTCTATAAACAGAGCAATTGTTAAGATAAACAACTTCTGTGGAGCTACCCTAGAAGAACTAACCCTCCAAACAAAACAAAAGAAACTAGTAGAGCAATTAATTCTTTATTTTAAAAGCCCTCGCTTCAATCATTTTATTAATCAGTATTCAACTCTAGCTGACAGAAATTTATTCGAAAGTGAGTTCGTCCGTGCTATTTGGGACAAGCCTGACCTCACTAACGACGAATTGAATCTATATGTGACCGTATGTGCTAACTACGTGCGCCAGAAACACATCCAGATGCGTATTGACAAGCTCAATACACTACTAGACGACCAAGACAACGAAAGAGACATCACAATGCGTCTGACGGAGATTATCAAGGCCACCAGTGAAGAGCTTAACCAGTGCGAGAAGCGTATCGAATCTCTAACGAAAGACTTGAATGGATCTAGAACTGCAAGACTGAAAGCTAAGGGTGAAGAAAATGGATCTATCTTTGCTTTGGTCGAAGCCTTTCAAGAACGGGAGGAACGTGATCGTATGATCATGATGGCAGAACTTCAAAACAAATTAATTGAAGAAGAGGCTGATAGACTAGAGAATATGGATGACTATAAAGCACGAGTGCTTGGTATATCCAAAAAAGAGTTGTTATGAGTGAGTTTGTTTGCAGAGTATGTGGTAAGTCCTTCGATAATCGTAGGAGCTTCCACGCCCACCTTAAAGCTCATAGCACTTCCATTGGGGAATATTATGTGGAATACTATGGCAAACGAGATCTTTACACAAACGAATTACTACAATTCAAAAACTACGACCAATACTTTTCAGAAGACTTTAACAATGTAGATAATTATTTATCTTGGTTAAAGACAACCTCTCCTATCAAAGCAAAAAATCACTTAATCAATTACACTCGCGAAAGATTTAAAAATAAGGATGTAAAGTTTACTCCACCAGACTTATATTATATGCTGGCTCAAATGCCTAATATAGATTACTACCGCAAAATGTGGAGGTCTTACTCTGAGTTCTCTGAGGACTTGGGAATAAAATCTTGGTTTACTAAGAATTTACCCAAAAACTTCTGGGAGCAAGAAAATAAAGACATGCAGATATTCGTGGATACTAGAGAACAAAAGCCCCTTAACTTCGATAATAGTGTAAAGAACAAGTTAGACTTCGGTGATTATACTGCTGCTGGAGAATACTACTCAAAAACCTTTGTAGATAGAAAAGCTCAAGATGATTTTAGACAAACTTTCGGAAAAGATATTAAAAGATTCAGGCGCGAAATGGATCGTTGTGTCCAGTTTAATTCTTACATGTTCATTGTTGTCGAGTCGTCTATTAAAAAAATCGAGGAAGAAAACAAAGTATCAAAGTTCAAATCGAATTTAGGTTACTTGTGGCACAATGTTCGTAGTCTGATGATAGACTACCCAGAAAACATACAGTTTGTTTTTGCTTACTCAAGAGCGGGGGCGAAGAAGATTATCCCCAAGATACTACATCACGGGCAACGTCTATGGCACGTTGACGTTCAATATCATTTAGAGAAAAAAGTTCATGGCATGGCAGAAAGGAAAACAGCGGTATCGAAATGATTATTCCGCGAACGAGCTTAATACATATTTAAAAACACTTGATGGCGACTTGCCTGACGAGGAAGCTAAGTATTTATTATATAAGTTTTTAAGAGCTAATATTGCATTTACCTCCGAATTATTTTTGGGGGTAAAGTTATTCCCATTTCAGGCTATGGCCATCAAAGGGATGATGGTATCGGACTATTCAATGTTCGTATTCTCCCGTGGTATGTCTAAGACTTTCTCTACAGCCATTTATGTGTTACTTGAATGTTTGTTAAACCCTAATGCAAATATAGGTGTTATTGCAGGTAGCTTTAGGCAGTCAAAACAAATCTTCCAGAAGATGGAAGATATCCTTGGTAAGCCAGAGGCAAAGCTCGCAAAAGAATGTGGAGTTAAAATAACAAAAGGAACTGACCAATGGACTTTGAAAATTAATAATAGTCGCGCAATAGCTTTGCCATTAGCTAACGGAGAACGACTTCGTGGATTTCGATTTAATAGGATAGTGTTAGATGAGTTCTTAACAATACCAGAAAAGATATTCAATGAAGTTATCATACCATTCCTTGGAGTTGTAGAGAATCCTATTGAAAGGGAGGAACTACATAAACTAGAATCCCGCCTTATCGACAAAGGCGAGCTGAAAGAGGAAGATAGGTATGTATGGCCAAATAACAAGTTGATAATACTTTCATCTCCGTCATTCAAATTCGAATATATGTATAAACTCTACAAAAAGTATGAGGGTCTTATATTCGGAGAGTTCGACAGAGATAACGATGATGAAGAACAAGCGGCTGATGATGCATATAGATTAATTATGCAATTAAGTTACGACTGTGCTCCGACAAGACTTTACGATCAGAACCTGCTTAAACAGGCGAAGGCTACCATGTCCGAGATGCAGTTTAAACGAGAGTTCGGCGCACAATTTGTAGATGAGAGTGATGGTTATTTCAGATTATCTAAAATGGCAGCTTGCACCATCGCTGATGGAGAGTTTCCTGCTGTTGAAGTAATTGGAAACCCAAGTGACGAGTATATTCTTGCTTTTGACCCCAACTGGGCTGGCAACACAAGTGCTGACCACTTCGCAATGCACGTATTTAAGGTTCTGAGAGACGAACAGAAGATTTGCCTTGTTCATAGCTATGCGGTAGCTGGAGTGTCCTTAAAAGAGCACATGAGGTATTTTCTGTATCTTATTCAATACTTTAATATCGTGGGTATATGCGGTGACTACAATGGAGGAGTTCAGTTCATCAACTCTTGTAATGAGAGTGAGTTGTTTAAAAAGGCTAGTGTGAATATTGGAGTGATTGAAGTAGATTTAGAAAAACCTGATCAATGGCATAGTGACATCACACAATTTAAGAGCCAATATAACCAAAAGGAGAGAAAATATTGTGTCTTAAGAAAACCTACAGTCAACTGGATTAGAAGTGGTAATGAAATGTTGCAAGCAGCAATAGACCATAAAAGAATACTGTTTGGCTCCAGAGCGGTGGACGATCACTTCGACCGACAAAGAAAAGGTAATTTGCCAATTGATGAGATAAAGTGGGATAATAAAATTACAGCCACTTCTAAAGGAGCAAAAATGATTGACCTTATCGATCAACAAAAAAGTAACATTGAACTTACAAAGTCGGAATGCGCTAACATTGAGGTTACTACAAACCCCCAAGGTTCACAGTCATTTAATCTACCCCAAAACATCCGAAGACAAAAAGGGCCGAATAGAGCAC